AGCAAATCCAGCCTTTGTGAAGCGCTGGAACCGCTGGAAGTATCCCAAACCTGTTTGGTATCACCTTCAGACAGTTCCTTCAGCAAGGGGGATGAATCAAAGGCTTCAAGCTGTTCCGCTGTGAAGGAATTCTTCTTAGCAGCAAGGAACCGGGCAACAATCAGTTCAACCGCTACCTTTTCCAAGCCTTTAGGAACTTCCGTCACATTGCAGGAATTCTTGATATCCTGTTCAACATACCCCGCAGAGAAAGCAAGCAAGTAAACATCCCCGGTAGTCAACGTATACCCTAAAGCAGATATCAGGTTTCCGACTTCCTGAAGGAAATCAGCGCTGAAAGAAGTTGACTGTTGTGCAAGCGTTATAAACGCTTCAATAGGGGTAGGATCACTTTCACCGGGTTCATTTTCCGGTTCTTCCGGTTCCGGGTTGGTGATTTCCTCATTCAGATCATCCGTCATTTCAGCGCACCCCCTTCATTAGCCTTTGGAAATAATACGGGCAATCGGAATAGCTTTGGGGTCAATGTAAGACCGGGCAGCTTCAGAAGCTTCACCGCTATGAACCAGCGCCCAGTTAGCACCCATAGCAAGTTCCACATCAGTGGGGCTGTTGGAAGCCTGAGAAGCCTTTTCATAGCTGATACCGAACGGGGCAAACACCTTCCGCTGACGGGTATACAGGATATCTTCACCACCATTGGTCTTAGCGTCCCTTGCCATTTCATAGGGAACTTTAGCACCGATATCTTCAAAGTAGATGGAACCTTCACCCAGCACATAGGTAATGTAGGTGATATCATCCACTTCAGCCACACCGGAAGTGGTGGTAGCGATAGAAGCAGCAATTGTACCGGATTCAGTCTGTTCAACAGACACCACCGGGCAAGCACCGGAACCGGGAACAACCTGTGTCAGTTTCACGGTAGCGCTTGCAGATTCAGCCGTGAAGATACCAGCATACTGTGTAGCCAGCAGTCCAGCCAGTTCAGCAGCCTGTTCATTCTTGTTGGACTTGATAGCAATGGTCTTATTGGCATAGCTGGTTTCAGTCGCATGGAAGGTGTAAGTAACACCACCAACAGTGATGGTATCACCCGCAATACCCTTAGTTCCGATAGTCAGCGTATACAGACCATTCACACCCGCCGTAGTGACCACTTTGGTCAGGGGCATGGAATCATCAACCAGAACCAGTTTGCCATTCCAAGTGGCAAGACCGATTTCACGGGTCATACCTTCTTTGTCCGTATAGGTCAGGAAGGTAAGAACATTCAGGTTTTCAAGGTTGGTAGCAACCGCACTGTGCATGATAACCAGCGCAAACTTATTCTTGTTCGCACCGCAAGCCCGCTGAATAGCGCTGTTCAGGGTAGTAGCGCCCATCACGGGGGATACAGCACCGGAAATATCATAAGTATGAGTCGCAACAAATTCAGCACTCTTACCACCCGTCATTCCGAAAATACCAGACAGAATCGCAAGCAGCGTATCCTGATCGACACCATCCAGATAATCACGCACCTGTTCAGCAATATTCCGCATGAAGTCAACACCAGCGGTGATATCATAGCTGAAATCCCGTTCTTTCCAAGCTTTAGCCCGTCCGACTACAACCACACCCTGTTCAAAGGTCTTTGTGGAAGTGGCGGTAATATCAGTTTCACCGTCATAGTTGATAACAGCACCGTCCAGCAGACCACGCATAGCAATACGGGCATAGGCAGTACCATTCTGAGAACTGAAAGCATCCCGGATATCAGGATTGCCAACCAGCGCCTTACATTTCCGCAGTTCATTCTTCTTCAGGTTGGGAATCCGGTCAAGAATGTATTTGAAAGCTTGCGGATTGAAAGACTTAGAATCAAACTTTGTGTTAGGCATTTGAGTTTCACCCTTTCAATGAAAATATTAGATTTGTGCTTCAGGATTTTCAGAAAGGTACTGACAGATTTCATCATAGGACATTTTTGATAAGTCCGGTTTTCCACCGTTATCATCAATGCCATCTTCACCCGTCTTAGCGCCTTTCATCTTAGGTTTCCCGGATGTGTCAAACAGGAATTTGGAATCTTCTGCTTCCGTAAGGGACTTCACCTGTTCCGCAAGTCCTTTGACAGTTCCGTTTTCGTCCAATTCGGCTTTGGACAAATCCAGAAGCGCCCTTGCAGCTTTGGTGTTTTTGCATTTGGCAGCAAGAAGGGTAGCTTCAACTGCATTATCAATCTTCAGGTTCTTGATTTCAGTGGCATGAACTGAATCCTTTTCCTTGTTATCTTTTTGCAGTTGTTCAATCTGCTGTTTCAGCTTTTCAGCGTCCCCGGCAGAAGTTTTCAACCCTTCAATCTGCTTGTCCCGTTCCTTGACCGATTCTTCAGCATGTTTCCGGGCTTCATTGACTTCATCAAAGCGGGATTTGGGAACAAACCCCTTCAGTTCTTCTTCAGAAGCCTTTGCTACCTTGTCAGCGTCTTCTTCAGTCAGTCCAAGTTTTACCAGTTCTTCCTTTTTCATGTGTGACCATCCTTTCTTCAATCACATTTTGTAACCCGGTTCAGTCCGGTTCTGATTGTCCGGTTGTCGCACCGGAAAGCGAGATTTTTATATAAACCCTTTGCGGGGGTTTACCAGCACCAACGGCATATTAGCCAATCTTTGCATCTGACATTCAGCAAGGATTAACATCAGCGAGGGCAACCCAATGTCAACCCGGTATTCCGTCCCCGTCCCTAAGACAGTCAGCTTTCAATCAGACGAGAAAGGCAGCTACCCCCGGAGGTATGAGGGGTTAGCCCGTCCTTATAGGACATGCCTGAATCAGATCAAATAAATAGGACAGGAAGCTAATGAAACTTCCTGTCCTAAACAAACCGTGACCAGTCCGCTTGAAAATATGTTAGGTGGGGAACTGTCCGGTTTTCTTAGTCATTGGGTAGACCGTCACAGCATCCTTGAAAGCTGGATGGGCTTCAGGATCATACAAGCAAATCCCACCCATGTTCTTATGAACACACAGCGGGATTTCAGTTGTTTCTTCCACCCAAGGGAATATCCAGAATTCCCCGTCATCCAGCGCATCAGGCTTCAGGTGTAGACCGTAAATGTTATCAGCTACCTTTTCAGCGTTTCGCCTTGCGTCATGATAGGAATACACGGTCAACACCCCTTAATCAACACACTGTCCGTTGGCTTCCGTATCCCGTTCACCCATCCATTCAGCAAATTCTTTCTGTACCCATTCAGGGGCGCCCGGTTTCAAATGCCAATTATCAGTTTCAGCGTCAACCCATTCTTCAAACCATTCAGGCATCATGTTATTTCACAACCCTTCTGATAATTTCTGTCAGTTGCTTCATGAATTCAGTTGCAACTTTGCGGGGAGTAGCGGAATTCATCCCTTCACCAAAGCATTCAGCGAACCATTCAAAATGGTCTTTAGTAGCATAACCGGAAACTTCTTTTCTTGCGTCTGACACCTTCAACCCACATGCTTTCATGACTTTGGGTCTTAGGTCAGCGGAAACCCATTTAGGTTTGTAGCGGTTAAGCATCCCGGAAGCGCAATAGGTTCTTGACAACAGATCATCAATAGCATGTCCGAATTCATGAGATACAACCGCTTTCCAATCTGTACCTACCGGATGGAAACCAGCAGCAATATCCCTTGAAATGCTCTTTGCTATCTTTTCAACGTTGCTGAACCACTTCTTATTCAGCGTAACACCGCCATGACCAATACCAACGCTGCATTGTGCATAGGTGGAACCGGACAGGTTAGCGGTAGACAAACTGTTCAACTGACCAACCAGTTCAGGGAAGCGCTTGTAAATATCATCCAGCGCTTCATAGACACCCTTTGCAATATCCAAATCACACCCTTCAAGGGAAAGGGTAAGGTTGGTGTCATAGACTTTCCCGTTGATGGTTGTGGAATGGAACCACCCCTGTTGCTTCATCAGGTTTTCAACATCAGCGGTAGTCTTACAATCAGCCAAACTAAGGATAGCACCCGCACCCACCGGGGTCAATCCTTCTTTGGAACCAGCTTCCCCGGTTTCAGGGTCTTTCATGAAGGTCTGTTTCCATTCCGGGTATTTCATTTCTTTGGGAACATAGTAGGTGTTCCCGTCTTCATCCCTTGCAGCACGTTCACCAATTCCGACCATATCAGCATAATAGGGGGAAGTTGTGCTTCTGCAATACGGGTGAAGCGGGGGAACCGTGATACCCGGCTGATAGTCCTTCATTTCAATGATTGTCCCGTCCATTGATTGACAGATTTCTGAAGTCCGTTCATCCAAGGTAGCAATGAACACAACATGACTTACCCCGGTAGCCCGGTAGGATTCACCCGTTGCGACTGACACAGCGTAAGCATGTTCGGTGTAGACAAGCCTTGCAGCGTTGTTATAGCTGGTATTGAACTTCTGCTGAAGCTTTGCTATCACATCTTCAAGGTTCCCGCCCCTTAACATGTTTTGGGTCAGTTCCTTGTGAAGTTCCCCAATCAGGGCTTGTTTGCTTCCCCAAATGCGTTCACTGAAGTTCCGTCCGTCCAGCGTCCAAGGCTTATTCAGCAGCGTTTGAATAGCCCGGTCAGACAGTCCAGCAATGTCAAACCCTATCCCAATACCGGACTGAAGGGTAAAGGCTGTCTGTCCGTACCCGTTCAGGTAGGTATTCTTCAACAGGGAATCCAAAGCGTCCTGTTGTCCACCCGCCAACACTTCAACAGTGTTCTGCATCTGGTATTTCAGCGCTTCAAGGCGGGAAATGTGCCAACGGGCAGAAGCGTTTTCCAACTGCTTATCCCATTGACCGTTCCCGTTATCTTTCGCATGTTCCCGGTATTCCTTCAGTGTCCACTTAAATTCTTTCAGTTCCCCTGAAGTCAGCAGCTTCCGGGCTTCAGCCATGCTGACAACCCCGTTATTGTTCCCAAAGCGGGAATACCAGCGGGACAGGTCAGCTTCAATCTGTCTTTCCGCTTGATGGTACATCCCTTCCAGATCATGAACCACTTCTTCAGCGGGTCTGTGAAGGGACTGTTCAAGCTGTTCCATCCGCTTAGACCAATATTCCTGCTGTTCCCGTTTCTTTTCATCCA